ACTCCGTCCACATCCAGTCGTAACTGGCAGCAGCGAGGGTTGTCTGCGTGTCACCAGAAACCGGGCACCAGTACGTGTAGTACGAGCCACCGGCGGCGAACATCTCCGCCACCGTCCCGGTCCGGGAATCCGGCAGTGCGGCAATCGCCGCAACTGATGCAGGAGCACTAGCACCTGGAGCTTGAGCACCCTCAGCAAAGGTTCCCTGACAATTCGTCAAGTTCCCTAAGAATCTGATCTCGCATCCCAGCCCCGTAAAGCGGTACTGTTTGATCGAGCTCGCAAGCGAAGCATACTGTTGCCACGAGAAGAAACCTCCGCTGTCGACCACACCCCAGCTTGCATTCCCGGTCGCCATTCCCAGGCCCTGCTTGATGCTCGGATACAGTCGGAACAGAATGTTCCCCCCCGCTGCAATGATCGTGCCCGTCGTCTTCATCTTGACGACAGCAGTCGGAGCTACAGTGTAGCCGTCCGGCAAACGTCCCGCCCCCGGATGCGACCCCGGGTGAACAATGTTCTGCAGGAACGCTAGGTTCATTCCGGCTTGGTCTCGGATGAGTCCAGAGAGAGTATCTCCCGCCGAACTGTACCCGGAAACGTTTCCGACTTTCCCCTTGTTGCGCTCCATCTTCAGAATCGCCTCCGCTTCCGCGGCACGCGTTGCCTTCTTGCTCTTCTCCTTTTCGTTGACCATTGTCAAACATGCTGCTTTCGTTGCAAACACGCCCTGATCGAGCGCGCGCTTAACCCAGACCGCGTACAGCACGGCCAGGTTGTTGAACACCACATGCGCCAATAGTCCAGCCCGAAAGCCGTGTTTCATGCGCACGTAGCACAACGCACCGTGTAAAACCAAACGGTACAATAGCGCGTGACCCCACTTGAACCCACCCGCGACAGTTTGCGGCACTTCTAGCCACGCATGTGCGAGAGCAGCAAACACGCTCCCAAGCGGACCTAACTTCGCGCACCAATGGTGGATCATCTCTTCATAAAGGGGCACAACCGTGCCAACTGACAAGGATCCAACTAAAGTGTACGCAATTCGTCGCCCGATCGCATCACGCGCAGCCTGTTCAGCCGAACGATACTCCGGCGAAGCTGCAGGGTGGTGGACACTACCAATGTTCGTGTCCAAGGGGTAACCCGACTCCAGAGAGAGCACCTCCACCAATGGGTGCTCGTCAACGCTCAGGGTCTCACACTCGAAGGCGTCCCTCCGAATGATCGCTTCAAGGCGTTCAATCTCTGCCCGGGTCGTCGACCAGAGGTCCTCCCAATACGACCACTCAATCGGTCGCACGCCTACGGCGGCGTAAGGGGAGTGTGCGTGCATCCCCTCACCAGTCTCACCGCCGATTAACGGAGAGTACACTTCAACAAGCGTGCGCAGCACCGGGCACCGCGACCAAGCGCCGCGCACCCCTGCAATGTACTGCACTGCCCATTTCCGCATACGCGGAGCATCGTAGTCGTGGCAGCAATTAGAGAACTTTGCCCACGCACGACCCGGTTTCGGACTAAGGTAGAAACGCGATTCGAGAGTGTACGCCGGTTGTGCCAAGGGCCATTCCACCGCAGGCATCTGGACCTCGAACACGTCGCAAGGGACCCAATACCCACTGTAGAAGCCATCCTCGGCGTTCTCCTCCAGCGTCCAACCAATCTCTCTCGCCATCTGCAGAGCCGTCTCGAGATACTGCGCGTACCAGCAGGAAGCGACGACGCCGGTGCTATCATCACCGCCGACCATCATGGCCAAACGCGGCGGTACAACCTTGTCGTACTCAGCCACCCGTTCCGGAACCCACATGTTCGCGATGCCCTCCCGGTTCAGCGACTCAGCAAAACGACGATACATTTGCTCATTCCAGCTGTGGTGCACACTCTTGTGCACACCCTGCCAGAAGCGCAACATGTGCTTGCTATTAAAGCAAGACGTCACGTCGTCCCCGGAGCGCCGCCGCCCCTTGAAGAACACGCGCAGGTACTTCGTCACTGCGGTGGTCTGAACCAAATCTCCCCGCATGAAGTCATGATCCTTGTCAGGTATCACGATCCCACGCCGCATCTCCCCCAGCTCCAAGAGGTCCAAAGTCTCGTCGATCGTTGAGTCGTAACGGCTGGCGTCAGTGTTCAGTTTGCGGATACCGGCCTTCGCCAAATTGTCCCACTCAACCAAACCATCATCGACCTCGCCGAACGCGACCGCGTCGCCCACGACCCTCTCGCCCAACTCACCGAACACAACAGCCGTCTTAGGCTTGACAAGCCCTGCTTCAACGAACTCGCAGCACCGCGTATGCAAAGCACCCAATTGGTCAGCATTGTAGCCAATGGCGTAGACGGGCATGTACCCGTCATCAGTCCACTCACCACAATACTGCTTCTTGTTGTACTTGCTCCACGACGCCACGTAACGGTACGCACGACTGACCGTTGCATCACAGCTAGTGATGGGGCGAGGAGTTTGAACGCTCACGAGACTGTCACCACCAGTGCAAACCTCACCGGTGGTGCCTTTCGTCGTCAACTCCGCCTTCACGTTGATGTCACGCACTGTCACCATACGCTGTTCCTGCAAGCCCGCCTCCTTTCGACGGAGCTTCGGCCCATTGTAGGCTGACAACCACTCTGCATCGTCCTGCGGGGCGTACTGCTCTTCCACAGGCCTCAGGCGACACTCTTGCCACCAGAGTTTTCCAGCTTCACTCGCACCACGGAAACACTTGAAAATACGGCCACTAATCGCCGCAGCCTGGGTGACGGGACAGTTGTGTTGCTTCGTAGGCCCCACAGGCAAACCCAACCCGTTAGGGCTGATGCCATGGTGTCCACGCTTGTCACACTCCATCGCGACATCCGGTTGCAACGTCATGACCGCTCCGTGTGGACCGACCATCTCTGTCGGCGTCTCAGCACACGAGCTGATGACGGGAACGCGCTTTGCTCTCCCAGATGGCCCAAGCATCGCCGCGTACCTACCATAGGCACGCAGCAACACCCCGATACCACCGCACAAAGCGACGAAAGCGATCGCGTACTTTACCAGGCGCACCCACGCCCAGTTCAACGCAAAGTCTTGCTCGTCCTCCAGTACCCTGCGAGCCCACCGTGACGGCGCCAGCCACTTCTCAGCGACGGCACGCACTCCCGGCAAGCCAAGCAACCACGACGCCCAACCAGTACGACCATAAGCCGCGCCGACGTGCTTCGCGATATCAGCCTGGATGTCAGCGGCCTTTGGCACGGCCTGACTGACAACCTCAGCAGAGTCCTCAAGGGCTATCTTTCCGTCTCGAACGAGCTTGCTGACCTCACCAGCAATACGCTCAGCTGCACCAACTGGCCGCGCTGTGCCCACGGCCAACCTAGCCACGTGCGCAACCGCGGACCTAAGATCCGCGGACGTGTCCGTAGCCGGCCGGGCCAAAAAGCACTGGCTGTACGCAACCACAACGCCATTCTGGTACCACGGGATGCGAGCGATCATGTCGACAAAATGTCCCTGACCCTCCAGCACTTCACGCGTAGACTTAGAACGGTGCTTGTAATAGTGCACGTTGCCCCTGCAACGGAACGTGACAACCCCAGCTTCAACACTGAAGTTCCCCTCCTCACGTTCACGAGCGACGACTGCGTTGTCGTGCTGACGAAGCATCTGCCACATCATCGAACCACGGTCCGCGACGTACTCATGCTCCACAACACCGACAAGCCCACACAGTCGTATCGTCCGATCCAAAAGATCGGGTGCGATGTAGTAGGCGGAATGAACGAACAGCGCAGCCCGACCACCCAGCTTGTCGACAGTGGCGTGCGTCAATGCATTGCTCGACACACGCGCTTCGCCAACCAACCGAATAGCCTCCGCACGCCTTGCTGCGTCCCCTGGCATGAGCTGCGGCATCCAATAATCCACCTTTGCCGCCGCATCACGCGCGAGGTAGGTCTCCGGGCGACCCGCCTCCCCACCAACATCGACCACTTCCCGTCCCAGATGTAGCATCTCACCTAGAACGAGCAGGTGTCCCAAAAGCCGATCCCCGGCCAAAACGGGGTGTTTCTTGCGTTCACGTTTCACCGCCGCAGACAGGGGCGGAGTGACCATCGGCGGCAGGCTGCGCCCACCGGACAAATCACCAACCATCTCCGTCCACCTGCGTGAGAAGACATGCAAATCACTTGGCGCCAGCATCAAAGCCAGCTTGGCTCCTGGTTTGCGAACACTCGGATACATAGT